GCAGAGTTAGAAAGTGGCAAAGTAAAAGTAATAGGTAACGATGTAGTAGACAACATTGAGTTTGATAGTGATTATACTTCAAACAATGTAATATTTGAGCCATGAAACTAAACGACATTAAAGACTTCTTTAAAAAGGGGCCTGTTAACTTAACCATGCAGGAAACTGCAAGCGTAAGTAAGTTTAACAGAATAGAACTACCAAAGATTACAGAGGTTAAGAGCAAAGACTGGGTAAGTTATGGAGTTAATAACATGTACCCTAATGAGTTAATGGCTTTAACTTCTACAAGTGCAATACATAACGCTATTATAAAAACTAAGTCGATGCTACAAGCAGGATCAGATATATTAATAGAAGGTACTGCAACACTTGAAGGAAGTGAGGAATATATTAAGGCTTTGCCACTTAACGAAAGTATAAAGTTAAGAAGGCAGATAAAACAATTCGATAAAGTTCGACATAACTTAGCAGCAGACTTTCAAACATTTGGAGCGTATGCTTACGAAGTAATTTACTCAGTAGACTTTAAAAACATTTTAGAGATTAACCACGTAAACGTATCGCTTATAAGAAGTGGTAAACTTAACGGAAATGGTAACGTAGAAGAGTATTACTATTCTCGTAACTGGCTTAATACAATGAATAGTAAACCGGAACGCATAGCAGCATTTGACTTGACAAACAAAACAGATGCAAGGCAGTTGGTATATCGGTTTAACTATTCGCCTGAGCAGGAGTATTACGGAATACCTACCTACCAAAGTGCTTTAAGTTGGATTAAATTAGATAGTGAGATAGGTTTGTTTCACTTATCGAATATAGAGAATGGCTTTTTTCCATCGTTACACATGGCTTACTTTAAGTTACCAAGTTCAAACGAAGAGAAACAAACTATTTTAAACATGCAAAAACAGCAGTTTAAAGGAGCAGATAAAGCTGGTAAGGTAATTACAACGTTTAGCGATGGTAAAGACTTAGCTGCTGAGATTAACCCTATACAAGTTAGTGACTTAGATAAACAATTTATTCTAATAGGCGAAAGTTGTGTGCAACAAATCATATCAGCGCATCGAGTTACTTCGCCTATGTTATTAGGTATAGCAACCAGCGGAAAGTTAGGATACTCAAATGAGTTGGAGAATGCGTTTAAGATATTTGAAAAGACAGTAGTTGCTCCTGAGCGTTCTATGTTGGAGAAAGACTTTAACGACATTATGCGTTACAATAACTTTAGTGAGCGAATAGATTTATCAACTTTTAATATTTTATTGTAATGAGATTATTCGTAAGCGAAACATACTTAAAAACAATTACTCCTACTGCTGGTAACATCGATGTAGCTGAGTTATTGCCACACGTACAAGAAACACAAGATAATAGAGTACAAGCGTTATTCGGTAGCAAGTTCTACAACGAACTAATCGATAACGACCATGTACTTACAGCAGACGAAGAGGCATTGTTATTAATAACAAGACCTTACCTTGCATGGTACATTGTTTATGATGCTTTGCCTTTCATTCATTTTAAAATGAAGCCTAAAGGTTTGGTTAAAATGACTAATGATACATCGCAACCTACTGACTTAGCTGAGTTAAAGTACATAAGAGAGGAACTAAAGAACAAGGCAGAGCAATACGGACAAAGATTGCAAGACTACTTATGGGACAATAGAGCGTTATTCACTTCTTATAAGAACTACGACTGCCCATTGGCACCTGACCAAAGTACTACATTTAGTTGCGACATAGCATTTGATACAGATACACCAACAGGCAACGGAATAACAGGATCACAAATAGCTAAATATTTATATGGAATTTAATCTTCATAATGGCAACCCATTGCCCTCATTATTACTAAGTGCGGTTAGTGGCATAACTTACATGTTTAGTCAGTTAAACATTTATACTGTTGGTATTCCTAATATAATTTTGCAGTCCGTTTCATTACTTGCAGGAATGATTGCAATAGTTAGCGGAATAGTAGCCATAAGAAAAAACATGCGCAAATGGTAAGTAAACATATTAGTTACAGCGAAGCGACTACAAGTCCTACAGGTTTACGATTAGGTATCGATAACACTCCTAATAGTGTTGAGTTAAAAGCTATGCTATTGGTAGCAGATAAATGCTTTGAGCCTTTAAGAGAATGGTATGGAAAGCCTATTAAGATTAACAGCTTCTATAGATGTAAGGCTTTGAATACTGCTGTCGGTGGTTCGGCTACAAGCGACCATATTAATGGCTGTAGTATAGACCTTACAGGAGGTAACAAAGAGGAAAACGAAAAGTTATTTAATTGGGCAAAAGATAATTTAGAATTTGACCAGTTAATAAATGAGTATGACTTTACATGGGTGCATATTAGTTACAGAGCAAGTGGTAATCGTAAACAAATAAAAGTAATTAAATGATAACACTTGCAGGTATAGCTGCTAAATTTACAGCAGCCAAAGGCTCAGACCTTATTAAAAATGTTAGCGAAGCAGTTGACAAGTTTGTTGATACCAAAGCTGAGAAAGCAGAACGTGACATTAAGTTACAAGAGATGGTTAACAACTACAACTTAGAGTTAACTAAGTTAGCAAACGAAAGCGACAAACAATTTTTAGCTGACATTCAAAATAGCAGAGATGCAAACGTTAAGATACAAGAGAGCGACAAGTCTTCATGGTTAGCTAAGAACGTTGGTTACATATTAGACTTGTTCTTAGGTGTTATTTGGGGTGCAGTTACTGCTTTCATAGTAGCTAAAGCACTTAAGTTAGCTGGCGATAATATAGATATGACTGCTGTACTTTCTATTTATGGAACTATAACAGCTGTATTCATGATGACTATGAGTTTCCATAGAGGTACTTCAAAAGGTAGTGAAGATAAATCAAAAGAACTTAGGAACTATAGAAAATAATATTTATATTTGCGTGTCCTTTTGGATAGGTTTATTTTGGTTAATAAATGTTAGCTACTGATTTAAAAGTCAGTAGCTTTTTTATTTGTTAAACATTCTATAAGTTAACTCAGCAAACACACTTACAAGACTTGCGATAAACACATCGCCATACATTATAAAGCCTATCCAAAAGCCACTACATAAAGCGCAATCTAATAACCTACGAAGCATACCAGTAATAAATAATTTATCCTTTACCCATTCAATAGGTTCGTTAACTACGAATAGATAACTAAAGCAGACTACTCCTGCGAATTTAATAAGTTCCATTGTTCTTTTAATTTGTTTCTAATCTTTTCTACATCCCTCCAAATCATACTATAAGTTAGCTTAACCTTTAACTCACTAATAATTGTAGGTATCTTCTTACGTTCTACATAGTACAAGGTGTATAATGTTAGTTCGTATTTGTTTAATATCTTTAAGTCAACATCGCAACTAACAAACTCGCACTCTTCCTGTATTACATCTAAGTCAATATCTGTTAGTTGCTCTTTGCTGTTATTCTCTTTGGCTATCTCGCTGTTATTCCAACTGCAAGACTGGTAAATATATCTTACACAATAAGCCTCTAAGTTCTTAATATCTTTAGCCTCCAATAAGTGTAAGTATAGCAGACTGATAATCGCTTCAGGTTCGTATCGTTTGCCTGACTTAAATATAGCAGTCCTTGCTATACTAACTAACTTAGAGTAGTTTTGAGATATGTAAGTATTAACCAATTAAGTCAATTATATTAGCTACTTGCGTAGTGCTATAAATCCTTTCCTCACTACCTGCTAACAAAGCCTTACCATTAATCTTAAAATCGTTGTAATGGTCTTCTAACTTTTCGATTCTGTTTTTAAAGTTAGCGTTTGCAGAACTATTAAGTAACTTAGTTCTTATCTCATTACGCACATAGCTGAGGTGGTGCATGGTTAACTCTAACCTACTAAACTCATGTACAACTTTACAAGGTACTTTGCGAGTTGGATCGGCTAACAAGTTCCATTTAGTAGACAGCGTATAGTTAGCGTGTGTAATCTTATGAATGAAAGGTACATAGTATTCCTCTGCTGGTGTTATAATGCAGTTAGGGTACTTATAATAGGTCTTCATTTTACAAGCAGTAGCTTCTATATCATTACTACTAATTATCTTTTTAGCCTTATCAAACTCAGCTTTTAGATATAACTCATCGCAATCTATATTAAGATGATGCGTGTAGCCTGTATTCCTTGCGTAGTTTAAACCTAAGTTACGCTTTGCTAATTCGTTTTGGTGCGGTGTTTTTTTGAAGTCGGTATCGTAATGAATGATAACATCGATAAGACCTTGTACTTGTAAGGCTTCTAATACTTTAGCGGTATTAACTTCGCTTTCGTTACCATGATTAGATACGTTCTGCCATACTACAATAATACAATCTACTGAGTTACGAATAGATTTAAGAGAGTGAGGCAAAAGTTCTAAGCCATCGAAAGCATTATAGGCTGCTGATAGTTTCATTTAGTTTGGTACCACATTTCTCCTGTAGCTGGGTTTATAACTGTAAACACTTTTGTAATACCTTTCAAACTATCGGTTACATTCTCTACAATTAGTTTATCTTTTTGTTCTTGTGTAATTATCATTACTTCTTAGGATAAATATAAATAATACCACGTTTAGCACCTGTAGCCTCTGAGTTATACTCAACTACATACTTATCTTTGCCATAGATAGTTTCAATACTTGAAGCAATCCACTCCCAGTTATAAACAATATCTTTGTAAACATCGAAGCCTAACTCAGGGTGGTTTGGAACTACGAAGTCATGAATAGCGATAACAGGTTTTAAGTTATGCTTAGCGATAATAGCTAACTCATTTAATAATGGGTTGTGTGCTAACCAATGAGCATCTAAAAAGCAAAAGATATTACTTTTGTTAGGTGCCTTTGGGTTAATCTCAGCTAACAAAGTATCTAACACTACATCGCTACTACCTTTGTGTAAGGTTACATTTGGAGTACCTGAAAGGTTGTTAAATGCGTGAGCGTAGTTCTCATCGTTAATCTCAATAGTATGTACTTGCTTAGCCATTGTAGCTAACTGCTTAGTAGTACCACCTTTGTAAGTACCAGTTTCGTAAATGGTATGTACTTTAAATTGTGTACATAAGTCTGTAAACTTTTGCTTTGCAAATGTGTCGCCTTCAAAGCCTAAGGCGTTCTGTTTTAAGTAGTCTGTATTCATATATTTAGTTATTAATTTTCAGCAAATAAGCACTCGTTGCAAGGAGGATAAATCTTAAATATTTCCTCCCTCCAATTTTCGCACAAAGGTATATTTTTTTTAGTAGGTAAACCTGACGAACTTGAACAAGGATAAATCATACCATCGACAAACTCAACCGTATCTGAGTGACCTCTAAAGCACATTTTAGTACCTCGTTTAGATAAGTCATCATGTATAACTTTAGCTGAGTAAATCTCTTTGTTAGGGTACAACTCTCTTATAAATTCTATCTCACTTGTGTTATCGGGACTGCCTACAAAAGTATCTTTAGTATAGTTAGTAATATGTATTTGGTCGAAGTGTTGCCATACTTCAGGCTTCTTTCTAAACATAGTACCATTAGTCCATACAGTTAAACTTTCACACTCAAATAGTTCTTTGAACTTAGGCACAAACTCTTCAAATTTAGGGTGTACCGATGGCTCGCCTCCTGTTAAATTTATTCTCTTAACACCTTTAAAGTATACAGCAGAGTTAACGTAGTAGTCCCAACTATAGAACGACTTCATAGACTTAGGTAATGCTGTAATACCAGCGCAACAATTAGGACACTTCATATTACAATGAGTAGTAAAAGAATAGTTAATGCAGTTAATCATAACCCTTTCATTTTAAATATTGTTTTATCTGTTATAGTATGTTCCTGACCAACGTAGGCTAAATGAATTGTATTACTTATTAATTTAGCACCAGTAAAGTAAGCAGCTAAAGTTAGTCCGCTTTGGTCTTGTCGATGAAATAAAAAGCGTTTATCTTCGCTTTGGTTATCGTGCTCTCGTGAACCTTTAAATACTCCCTCCAGTGCAAACTGAGCAAAAAGACTTCCTATATCTTCACCAAAACTATTAAGATTTAACCCAAAAATACAACTCCAAACTTCGTGAATAGTTTCTGCTGCGTTCCTTGATATACCAACTATATCTAAAGCCTTATCACTTATCGTTTGTGCGCCGTTATAACCACTATCAATTAAGTAGTAACCTTTATTTTCTATTATATCGAATATAGGTTGTGGGTGCTGATGTAACCAAACAGAACAATCTAACCAAAGTATTTGTTCGTACCCTAACTTCTTAGCTTCAAATATTGCAGCAGCTTTAATTGTATAGGGACAATCACTTTTATAATAATCGTTTATAGTTGTATCACTAAAAAAAAGAGTATCACCAGTATAACCTACATCGATTAAAGATTGTTTTAATCTTTGTTGACCCTCAGCATACCAGCTTGCGCCTCCTATGTATGCGTTTACTATTACTTGTTTACTTGATGCCATACTTTGCTTTATGTGGTTGTTTATTAGTGTAGTTGTAGTGGAATAAAGGCTCGCTAATATAATTACTTTTTGTCAATATAGGGTTAAGCCTATCGGAATAATCTTTATCCTCCCCATAACGCATATCTTTAAATCCTGCCTGTAACGCTTTGCTTCTTAGTACTGGGTTAAAGTGTATAATAGGGCGGTAATAAGTAAACGCTTCGTAACTCTTAGCATCTCTCCAAACTTCGCCAAACTTATGGCACCACGTTTGAGGGTTATCGCCATTAGTGGTCATCGTTCCGTTAATACCGATGCAGTCTATACCATCGCTAATAGCGTTAAGGATAAGCTGGCAATAGTTATGCGCTGGCAAGTCATCATCATCAAAGAATACTATCCATTCGCCTTGCGCTTTCTCTAATAGTTGCTGTCTTTTTTTACCTATTGACATCTCTTTGTTATCGCAAATTACAACTACTTCTACTTCGTCTAATTGGTTGTAGCTTATTTCGTAGTTAAACTTTTCTAACAACTTACTAAACTGCTCAGAGCGTTCTATTACAGTTGCTATTAGTATGGATAGTTTCATAGTTTAGCTTTTAACCATGCGATGTGACCTTTAGCATGTTGGTTTAACTTAAAGTTGTTTGGGTAGTTGGTACGAACCAAGTCTAAGTATAACTTTTCGCCTTGATCCCACGTTGCGTTATTCTTTGCATTAATAGCATCGTTACCTGTTACATGGGTAAAGTGTGGAAACACAATGTCATTACGAACTATTAGCCTACCTTCTAAGTCTGCTACATGAGTAAGCCAAGTGTCGCAAAACATGTGCTTAAACTCAGGGTAATAAATGTAATTGAACTGCTTGTAGTATTCCCAATCCATTATAGGTAAGGTAACAATCCAATGTTGAGTAGTATCGAAAGTCTTTAGGACAAAATTTGTCCTATTACCTATAACGTTTAATAACGTTTCATCCCAATGCAAGGGACAATCGAAGTCATCGCTTATCACTACAACGATGTCAAAGGTTAAAGACTTAGCAGCGTTGTTAATAGCTTCTACTGCATTAGAGTTAACGCCTATTAACATGCTTTCGCCATCGAAGTGCTTACGATAGTCAGGTAGTTGGTCTGCTTCAATGCTTAACCAGTAGCTAAGTAAGTGAGGCTTCTTTGCTTTGCTAAGCCATTTGTGCATGGTCTTACTTGCAAGTTCTGCTCTGCCTCGTGAGGGGTGTATTAGTGTTATGTTACGCATAAAATCCATTCGTTAATTTATTAAAATATTCTTTAGTTATCTTTTTGTCCCAGTTAAAGTGCGCCTTGTGTCCTGCCCCAACTGTTACACCATCGCCATGCTTAATACCAATAGCACCAATAGCAGGTATAGCCTTAAATGTTTTAGCCTTGCTTATCTCTAAGTCAATAAATGGAGAGCAACTCAGTTGCATGTTAAGCACTTCTTTAGTAAGCAACATCGACATCATGCTACTTCTATTCGGGTGCTTCATAACTCTAATACCTAAGCTATTAATGTGTATGTATATCGTTTCGTCTTGACCAAATAAAGCAGGGTTACCTAATCTATTCCATTCGTTAACTAATGTTTCGCAATAGTCAGCAGGGTAGTAGTCGTCATCTTCAAAGACAATAGCGTAGTCGTAATCTCTTTCTCTAAACACCTCATCAAATAGCCAAAAGTATCGCTCTGCTATATCGTTAACTTTTGTTTCAGGTGGATAGTTGCAAATAAGATGTCCTAACTGCAACGTTTGATACGCAACCATGCGCTTACAACGTTCTAACCATTGCGGTCTATCGCCTCGTGTTGGTGTTATAATGCAGCCTACCATTGTACTTTGCTATTAGGATTCATTTGTACTAACTCAACTCCTGCTTTCTGCATACTTGCGTTAAGTCCTTTGAAGTCTTTGTTTATTCTTTCTACTGCGTGGCTTGCATGATGTGTAATCATATCTACACCATACAACTCTATACGCTTTGCACCCATATAATATGCTATAACGCAACCTACAAACGGACTTATAATTGATTTGTTTAATCGGTTGTAATCGTTAAGCTGGTAGTCGTTTCGTTCTCTAAAACCTACATGTACTAACGGACTATTTACAGGTATGTTACGATGTGAGAATACACACGTTGTATTCGTTTGCGCAATAGTTTGCCACCTATTACCACCAAAGCTATGAGGCATATCAAGGCATACCAAGTAAGTTGGACTATAATAAAAAGCAACATCATTAACTCCAATGGTAGTACCTTTATTTTCTTTAGGAGTAAACAAATGAATACTTTCGCCACAACCAAGCACGCTGATAGTTTCGCCTTCATGTATATTAATGTAGTCTTTAAATTCCATTATTCTTATGCTCTACATACTTAATAATAAACTCACAATAGTCGCAACCGATATAGTCGCATATCTTAACTATCTCGCTAAAGTTAAGCTGTAACCCTCTATAAAAGTTTAACTTATAGCTTAACGACTGCTGAGTAATACCGAGTTCGTATGCTATTTGTTTCTGTGAATAACCGAACTCTTTAAAATATCTATTCATACAGCAAATATAGTTATAAATACAACACATTAAATAATATTATAAAAAACAAATACTTTGATAATCAAACACTTACACTTTTAATATGTTAAAATATGTTAAAATTAACATAGCTTTGTTGTTAATTAAAATATTCGTTGTACATTTGTATAAATTAATTAACCAAAATTAAAATGATTACTCAAAAAATAAAACAACACGAAACAGCAATCGAACTGTTACAAGCTATTGATCACTTCAATATAATGAAGCGACATACAAACGATTCAATAAAAGGTTCAGCTTCTTATTTTCCTGAACTTGTAAAAAAATACAACCATGACTTAATAATATACACGATGTGTATTAGCAGATTAGAAAACAGATATAATAAATCAATTAATCAAATAACCAAATAACTTATGAAACTAACTAACCTACTTACAGCAATCAAAGAATTGTTAATGCCTACTAAGGCAATGCCACTTACAGATAAATGGCTAGAGCAAAACAAAAAAGAACTACGCAAAAAGATGTACGAAGTTGAGCCACCAGTTAAAGTGTGGAGTACATTCAATCCTATTGAGCGTAACTCTAACAGACCTACATGGTTAAGCAAATTAAACAACGGTCAAGTAACTAACCAATTTAAAACTAAGAAATAATGAGCAACGAAAACGCAATGGACATAGCAGTTAAAGCTATCTTTGAAGTAATGAATAACAAGTATAACGATGAGATTAAGACTTTAGAGTTTGAGATGATACTTATGAAGTACGAAGCAGCAGTTATAACCAAAAAAATCGAAGCACATGAGTTACAATAGATTCAAGTTCTCGCCACTTAAAGGCGATGTGAGGCTTCAATCGTTGGATGTTATTGGTTCTATTGTAGCAGATAAGTACAACATAAGTTTGGACTTACTTAAGTCTAAGACGAGAGTACAAAACATTAAAGAGGCAAGGCAGATAGCTGTTTACATCGCTTGTGGATTAACGAAGTTTACAATAGCTTCTATTGGAGAACATTACAATATACACCATGCAACTGTTATACATAGTAGAAAGACTATTAAAAACTTATGCGATACTGAGCCAGCATTAAAGCTGTTAGTCGATGACTTAATTGTAGAATGTAAGCACAACCTTACACTGGATAGGGAGGAAACGCATGACAAATTTAAGCACACCATACACTTAGATAGTAGTAAGGCTTTGATACTTATAGGATTTAATACTAAAGAAATAGAAGTATTTAAAGTGCATAATAGTTTGTAATTATTAAAATATATTTTAACTTTGCATTAACCAAATAAATAAACTATGGAACCAATTATTAACGAAAAGAATATCTACACTCAGTTACTTGAGTTTCAAAAGCTGGATATATCTATTAAAAAGAATGCGCTTAACCCTCACTTTAAAAAGAACTATGCAGACCTTAACGAGGTATTGGATAAAGTAAAAAAACCTTTGTTAGAGTTAGGTGTAATTATTATCTTTAAGCCACAACCTACATGCTTAGAAACTATTCTATTCCATGTTGAGAGTTTAACTTGGATTAATTCTATCATGACTTACATCGATATCGCAAACGCTCAAAAGTTACTTGCATGTAATACTTACTTTAGACGTGGTAGTTTAGTTAGCTTACTATCTTTAGAAGACGACGACGACGATGGTAACAAAGCAGTTGAGGTAGTTAAGCCAGCAATGACTGCCGAACAACTTGACAAAGCTAAGTTAGCTATAGTTACCAAAGCAGTTACAATAGAACAAGTGAAACTTAAATATAAATTAACCAAAGAACAGGAGAACTTTTTATGTCAGATTTAATTAAATTAGACTTTACACAAGTCAACAAATCAAACTACAAAGCAATGGCTAATCAGTTAGCTGAAGTTGTAGAGCAAGGTATTGTTGCGCCACTTGACGCATTCACTCGTTTAAAAGCTATTGAAGCTATGGTAACGGAAGCACGTAAACTTATAGAAGAGTTAGCTAAGGCGGACTTATCTAAGTACGATAAGCAGGAGAAAGTAGTCTTTAATGGCTACGACTTATCGCAGCGTGAGTCAGGTACTCGATACGACTTTACTGCTTGTAACGATGAGGAATACAATCGCTCAGCTTCGATTATTAATATCTACACTAAGACTTTAAAGGAACGTGAAACATTCTTAAAGACTTTAAAGGCTCCAATGAATGTAGTTAACGAGGATGGCGAAGCGATAACTATCTATCCTCCTGTTAAGAGTAGTTCAACAAGTATAATATGTGGATAGTTTATTATTACTTCTACCTATCATTCCTAACGTATAGGAGTGATAGGATCACAGGTGAAGTTTACGCTAAACAACCAACTGCAATACTTATAGTTGCGCCTTATGGTAGGTGTTGGATTAAAGTAGATAGCACTCAGTCGAAGTCTATCAATATGTGCCAGCGTATGAGCTGGGTGCGTAAAGGTGGTAAATGGGTAATAGGGTTTTAATATGAAGATACTAAATTTATACGCTTGCTTAGGTGGCAACAGATACAAATGGAATGAAGTCAATAATGACATTGAAGTAACTGCTATTGAGTTAGATAGTGAAGCTGCAAGGTTATATCAAGAACGCTTCCCTAACGATATTGTAATAGTTGCAGATGCGCACCAATATTTGTTAGACCACTACAAAGAGTTTGATTTTATATGGAGCAGTCCACCTTGTCCGAGCCATTCGAGAGCGAGATTTGCAAGGCGCAATACTACAAGTTCTGTTTACCCTGACTTAAAATTATACGAAGAAATTCTATTATTAGAAAATTATTTTGATGGTAAATATGTAGTTGAGAATGTAATACCTTTTTATGAGCCATTAATACCAGCTCAAAAAAGAGGTCGCCATTTATATTGGACTAACTTTACTTTGCCTAATGATTTAAAAGAAAGGAAGTCATCAATAATGGAGGGTATTGATGAAGTTAATAAGTGGTGTGAGTTTCACGATTACGATTTTACTAAATACAAAGGCGAACAAAGATTAGATAAAATGGCACGTAATTTAGTAGACTATGAAGCTGGTAAAACTATCTTTGAAACTGCTTTAGGTATTATAAGTAAATCAAACACTACTCAAATAGAATTATTTTAACTAACACCTCACGATGTAGAGGCAATCGTATAATCAAATGGAACAATTAGGATTAATTAAAGTAATCGGAGAAACGAAACAAGTTAGCGACAAGTTCAAACTAAGAGAGTTTGTAATCACTACTGCTGACACGTACCCACAACACATTAGCTTCCAAGCTACACAAGACAAGTGCGCACTACTTGACACAATGAAGATAGGCGAACAAGTAACGGTACACTTTAACTTACGAGGGAGGGAGTGGCAAAGTCCTGCAGGAGAAACCAAGTACTTCAATACGTTGGAGGCTTGGAAGATTAACAAAGGTACTGCTGAGTATAGTGTGCCAACGTCTGATGGTGGAGATGACCTGCCTTTCTAAATAGTTATTAACACCCGATGTAGTGTCGGGTGTAATTTAAAATTAACCAAATAAATACAAACTATGAATTACAATGATTTTTTAGAAACTAAAAGAAAGACTTTTTTAGAGAGTGGTTTTGAAATTAATGAAGATGATTTAAATCCATTATTAAAAGACTTTCAAAAGTATGGTATTAAAACTTCTTTATTTAAAGGTAGGTTTGCTTTTTTCTTTGATTGTGGATTAGGTAAGACTTTCTCTCAATTAGAATGGGCAAAACAAGTATCAATAAAAACACAAATGAAGGTTTTAATTTTAGCACCTTTAGCAATAGTTGAGCAAACAAAAAGAGAGGCTGTTAAGTTTGGTATTAGTTTAGATTATTTTGATATAACTAATTACGATCAATTAAAAAATACTGATTGCTCTATTTATTCAGGAGTTGTTTTAGATGAGAGTTCTATTTTAAAAGGTAGAGATGGTAAATTATCAAGTCTAATAATAGAAACGTTTAAACAAACTCCTTATAAACTTTGCTGCACAGCTACACCAAGTCCAAACGACCACATGGAATTAGGGCAGCATAGTGAGTTCTTAGGAGGTATGAGTTACTTAGAAATGTTAGCTATGTTCTTTGTTCATGATGGAGGCGAAACTTCTAAATGGCGATTAAGAAAGCACGCTAAGGATGCATTTTGGAAGTATGTATCAAGTTGGTCTATGGCAATAGATAATCCAAGTAGCTTAGGTTTTAATAGTGAAGGTTATAATTTACCTGAAATAGAATATATTGAGCATATTGTTTCTGTTGAAAATAAAACAGATAATCTATTCGGCGATGTAGCTGTAAGTGCAACTGACTTGCATAAGGATTTAAACAGAAGCTGGGATATGAGATTAGAAAAAGCTATTGAATTAGTTAATTCTAATAATGAACAATGGATTGTTTGGGGTTTAAAAAATAATGAAACTGATACGCTTTCAAAAAAAATAGATGATTGTGTAAATGTTCAAGGTTCTGATAGCCCTGAGTATAAAGCAAAACATTTAAATGGATTTGCAAAGAATGAATTTAAAACTTTAATAACAAAGACTTCAATAGCTTCATTTGGTATGAACTACCAACAATGTAATCAAATGATATTTATGTCTTATGATTTTAAGTTTGAAGCGTTCTATCAAGCAGTAAGAAGGTGTTATAGATTTGGACAAAAAAACAAAGTAACAGTTCATATTCTTATTCCTGAAAGCCAAACAAATGTTAGACAAACTATTTTAGAAAAAGAGAAACAACACTTTGAAAGAATAAAAGAAATGGCTAAATATTCTGCCGAAACAAATTATAAAACAGCTAAATCAAAAGTTAAAATTATGAATAAAGAAATTAAAACAAATGAATACCATTTGATAAATGGCGATTGCGTTCAGGAAACTAAAAAGCTAAAAGATAACTGTGCAGATATAGTTGTTTTTAGTCCTCCATTTGCAGAGTTGTATGTTTATTCTGATAAGGAAGAGGATATGGGTAATGTATCTAACTATAAACAATTTGAGAACCATTTTAAATATCTTATCCCTGAGTTAAAAAGAACTTTAAAAAGTGGTCGGATGTGTGCTATACATTGTATGGACTTGCCAATTCAAAAAGGCAAAGAAGGTTATATTGGTCTTAGGGACTTTAGCGGAATGTTAATTAACTGGTTTCAAAATGAAGGATTTATTTATCATTCTAAAGTTACTTTGTGGAAGAATCCTGTAACAGAAATGCAAAGAACTAAAGCATTAGGATTGTTACATAAAACTATAAAAAAAGATAGTATAATGTCGAGAGTTGGTATTCCTGACTATGTATTGTTTTTTAGAAATGAAGGAGATAATGAAACTCCAATAACGCACCAAGATAAAGATAGTTCTAAATTAGATTATTTACCTGTAGACTTATGGCAAAAATACGCTTCTCCTGTATGGTATGATATTGATTATAGTAGAACTTTACAATATCGCTCAGGTAGAGATGGTAATGATGAGAAGCATATTTGTCCTTTACAATTAGATACTATTGAAAGAATATTACATTTATATTCTAATGAAGGAGATACTGTATTAAGTCCATTTGGAGGTATTGGCAGTGAAGGTTGCTCAGCTATTAAAATGAATAGAAAGAGTATTAGTATTGAATTAAAAGAAAGCTACTTTAAAATAAATGAATCAAATCATAAAGCATTTGTTGCAGAAAAAAATAGTATTTTAACTTTATTTTAATTAACTTTACCTTATCGGAGTAACGAACCGATTTTTAGAAATAGCAAAACATTAAAAGACTTTAGACCTCTAAAGGCTTAGTGTAAGGAGTTTTGCCCTTACTTGCTTCGTAAGCAAACTAAGTCCTTAGGGGTTTTTTAATTAAACAAGCTATGAATAAATTAGGTTACACATGGTATCCAAGAGATTGGGCAACATCAGAAAGCGTATTTGAATTATCATTAAGTGAGCGAGGTTTGTATCGTGAATTTATAGACCTTGCTATGATGTCTGATAATAAAATAGATGTTAAGTTAGATGTGTGGGTTAGAAAGTTTTGTGTATCTAAAGAAGATATTAATTTAATTATTGATAAGTTAACTCAACTAAAGTTAATAAAAATTAAAGAAAATACTTTGATTATACCAAGTTGCGAAAGTCGTTTAGTATTAGTGCGTTCAGGTAGTAAGGGTGGTAAAATAAGTAAGCCTAACCCGAAGCCTAACCCGAAGCCTAACCCGAAGCCTTTTGAAAGCCTTGACGAAAAAAACGATAAGCCTATAGCGAAGCAAAGAGAAAGAGAAAGAGAAAGAGAAACTAAATCAATTAATAATGTTGAGAGTTATTTTTTAGATTTAGAAAGTTCAAATATTTTAATTGAAATAGCAAGGATTAATAACTTAGAGATTGCAATAGTAAAAAAGCAATTACTAAATTTTAGAACTTATGCCGAATTAGAATATACAGACTATAAAAGATTTGTTAATCATTTTAAGAACTGGTTAAACAAACAAAAAGAAAATTTATCATTAGAAGATATCTGCCCATACACACCTGAGCAAATGACTTACTTTAGAAAGCTATACCAAAGCGACTTAGGTTTACCTACTGCATTCGATAAACGTTTTACACACCTACTTAAAAACTATTAGCCTATGAAAGGTTTTAAGATAATAGAGTTTGCAGATGTTGAGCAGGACTTATACTCCTACCATAAGTACGGTGCTAAGAAAGGTGTTTATGTTGGCTTCGATGCTTTCGATGGGTTCTATAATATGAAAGAAAGCGGTTGCACAGATTGGACTGGCTTACCTCAGTCAGGTAAGACTGAACTATTATTAGAGTTATTGTTTAACGCTTCTGAGTTCTATGGCTGGAAGCACTTGCTTTATGTACCTGACATTGGAGATAGTATTGAGGTTATGTGTGCGCTTATTCATAAGTATACCGGTAAGACTTTTGATAAGCAATATAAGAACTACATCGATATTAAAGAAGCATTTAAGGCTTGCGACTGGTTACTACAACACTTCTTTATATTGGAAAGGATAGATCCAAAAGCTACTATAACTCCTATTCAATTTTGGGACTATGCTATTAACTTTAAAAAAACTCATGGTATTCATACTGCAACTATTGATAGTTGGAAAGACTTATACCATCCTTACTCTGAGTATGGTGGTAACTATGCTATGTACTTATCTAACGTGCTACCTATTCGCAACATGTTAAGTGAGCAACACAACATACACTTTCACACTATTATACACCCTAAGACACCTCGCAGAGATAAGAATGGTAAACTACACCATCCACAAACAGATGATATGGAAGGAGGAGCGCAATGGAATAATAGCGGTAAATCAATTATAAGCGTACATCGTGAGAGTTACGATAATACCATAGCAGACATACAAATACTAAAGGCTAAGCCTAAGATAGTTGGTAAGCGTGGCATGTTATCGCTTAACTTTGATATTGTTTTGAGTAGGTATTACGAAACTTATCCAAGCGGACATAAAATGTATTCACATAGAGAAACTAAAATAGACTTAAATGAAAGACGAAACACAGACTTTTTACCAAGAACTGATGAAGGTAATGACACACCCTTCTGATGTTATTGTTAACCCAAACGAACACTACACTAACTTAACTAACTTAAGGCTGTTATACTTTAACATGGACACTAAACTTAAAGCAGCTTTAGAGAAAGGTTTAACAGAAGATAAAGAGATAGAAGCTAAGAAGTCAGTACTAACTATAGCTGTTACCATTCGGTATGTAAACGAGATGTATCTTAAGTTAGAACAATTAGAGAAAGAAATTACTAACCAGCAGATAGTTAACTTAAACTTACTAATATCTAATAAAGAGAAAGAAGCTAAGATAACCGACTTAATGAATAGAATATGACCATCAAACAATTAAACCAACTGGCACACGAAGCACTATGCGCTAAGTCTACTATGCCACCATACGCTGTACCCATGCCTAAGTATTCCGATAAGAGTGCTAACGACTTGACGAAGTGTGTATGTGCGTTCCTTACGATTACAGGACATCAAGCTGAACGTATATCGAATACAGGTAGGTTCGTTAAACAGAAAGGTGCTAAAGACGAAGTGTTTAATCGTAACTTTGAGCATGGTAAATATATTAAAGGCTCAGGTACTAACGGAACTGCTGACATTAGTTCTACGATTAACGTAAATATTAACGGACATAACGTAGGACTATCTGTTAAATGGGAGGTTAAAATGAAAGATAAGCAAAGCGAAGCGCAAAAGAAGTATGAGCAAGATGTTAAACAAGCTGGAGGTTATTACTATATCATTCATTCGTTTGATGAGTTCTTTAGTTATTACGATAACTTACTAACAACATTTAAACAATAGTAGTATAGTTTAATTAACTTATTTACTTTTGTGTTTTATGGTTAATACTATTTTAGATAAGTATAATAGCACTATGCAACTCTCTCACAATGAGTGGTTAACTCTATTGACTGAATATAATAGTACTGCTAAGAATAGACTACCGAATGGTTCTATTTCTTGTGGTAGCTGTAAGACTAAGATGGTTAAATATTTAAACGCTAAGAGAGCAAATGGCTAATACTCAAACTGATATATTAAATCCTGACTTTGAATGTGCTTTACCTTTTAAAAAAGATAGAGATGGCAATTATGTTATTACACCTAAACACATTGGTGGTAAAAATTGTTTAAGAGATTTAGCAGCATCTAAAGTAAAAGATGCTTATATTTATTTTATAAATATAGATGGAACTGATAAATATAAAATAGGAGTTTCTACAAATCCTAAAAGAAGATTAAGAGATATATCTTCAGGTATACCATTTGAATTAAATATATTGTCTATTCACTTTATAAAAGATGTTTATAAGTACGAACAATCATTTATAGATAAATATAAAGCTAATCTAATAAAAGCAGAATGGTTTCACTTCAATATAGAAACTGCAAAAGAAATAATGATTACTTTACACAATAAAGAAGTAACAGATGCATCCAACGAGAATATTTAAAGACTCAGATGAGTTAGAGAAAGTTTGGGAGTCTTTTAAAAAAGATGTAAAAGAACAATCAAACGAATGGGTTAAAGTTCAATATGTAGGTAAAGATGGTATAAGAGTTGAAGAGCCTACTAAAGTTCCTTTAACTTTTGAAGGATTTAAAAGATATTGCAGAAAAGAATATGGAGAAGTTGAACAATATTTTACTAATCAAGGAGAGTATTATTCTGAGTTCGTTGGTATCTGTCGTGCGATTAAAAACGAAATAAGAGAAAACCAAATTATTGGTGGTCTTTTAGGATTTCACAATCCTTCTATTACTCAACGTTTAAATGGTCTTAAAGAACAAGTAGAAAGCGAAGTAAAGAACTCAATATCTATTCTCAACATTGATCCATTAGATGATTCAACAGACCACCTCCTTACGAAAGATAGCAAGTCTTAAGAAAAGGATTAAAGTTATTCGTGGTGGTCAAGGTGCTGGTAAAACAATATCAGTTCTAATATTACTAATCAATCATGCAGCATCTAAGCCTGACAAAGAGATACTAATTATATCTGCTGAGTTAACTAAGATGCGTTTAACAGTTATTAAAGACTTCGTTAAACTAATGAAGCTAATCGGAATATACGAAGAGCGTAACTTCTTAGCCGGCACGTTGTATCGTTTCGCTAATGGTTCGTTTATAAAGTTTATTGGATTAGATAAGGCAGATGTAGGTAAAGGTTTACGTTCCGATGTAGCCTACTTTAATGAGGTTAACAAGTGCGACTTTGAAAGCTACCGACAAGTAGCCAGTAGAGCAAATATAGTTTATGCCGATTACAATCCCGACGCTGAGTTCTATATCGATACCGATGTTATACCACGAGAGGACTGCGACTTCTTACAGCTTACGTTTCAGGATAACGAACTGCTTAATGAGAATGAGCGCAGTGAGATATTGATGTATAAAGATAAAGGTTACTATACCGATGGTACAATCAAGTCGGGTTATTGGGCGAACCTTTGGCAAGTGTATGGCTTAGGTAACATAGGCAACCTGCAAGGGGTTGTATTCGATAACTGGCAACAATGCGATTCAATACCAAGTGAGGCTAAGTTTATAGCTTATGGCATGGACTTTGGCTTTAGTTCCGATCCAACTACATTAGTTAAAGTATTCAAATACGATAACGAGTTATACATCGATGAGTACATTTACCAAACAGGGTTAACTAACAGCGATATAATTAAACGCTTCGAATCGTTAAACATATCGAAGCATGATTACATCATTGCAGATAGTGCTGAGCCTAAAAGTATTGAGGACTTAAAGCGTGCTGGCTATTCGATTAACGGAGCGAACAAAGGTGCCGATAGTATTCGCAATTCAATAGATACCTTACAGCAGTTCGAGTTAAAGATAACTAAGAATTCTATTAACATTATTAAAGAACTAAGAGCGTATAAATGGGAGGAGGATAGGTTCGGTAAGACTACTAACAAGCCATGCGATAACAATAACCATACGATAGATGCCATTCGTTATGTAGCTTTGAATAAAATTAACAAAGGGAATGGAAACTTTGACTATGGCTTTGCAATAAGTTAGAACTAATTACACTATAAGCATGAAGACTTACAATCAAGTAATATCATTCTTTAACTCAATAGCTAATGCGCACTACTTTATTAAGTCGTTTGGTAATGGCTGGGACACCGAAGCTGACTTACTTAAGAACAATACTTATCCTTACCTTCATGTAACACCACTTGCTAATACTATAGACGAAAATACAACATCGTTTAGAGTTGGTATAGTTGTTTGTGATTTGGTTAAGGAAGACGAGAGCAACTTAAACGAAGTACTAAGCGATACAAACCAAACGATTAAAGACATCGTTAAGATATTACGAAACGAAAATAACGAATACGGAATATTAGAGAGTCCAAGTTGCACACCATTTAGAGATAAGTATGCGGACTTAGTTGCAGGGTGGCAATGTGAGATGACAGTTGAGGTTAACTTCGATAACAACTACTGCGATATACCGAGTGGGTCGTTTGGAGATACTGGCGCAGGTTGCCCTGTAGTTTTAATTTATGACGAAGATGGTAATGTAATAGATACAATCGAAGCTGGTGGTAGTTACGTTTGTAATACAGGCGGTGGCGGTGTTTGTTTAGATGCCAATGTAACTAACAGCAACTCAACTTATAGCAATACAGTTGCAAGTGGAGGTACTTTAATACTTGCAGATACTACTTATTCGATATACGTTAACGGAGTATTGAACGCAACTACAACACTACCAACATTAGACAATTCACAAAACATTAATATAACTGCATAATGCCAAATATAAATCTAACAGGTGTAGAAGCTACAGCGAATAAGAGTACCAACGTTAATACCGATCAAGCAAGTAATACTAAGTACCCAAGTGTTAAGTCTGTTTACGACTGGGCAGTAGGTAAGTTTGCTGCTCTAACTGGCGCTACATTTACAGGTGCAATTAGTGCTACTAACTTAAGCGGAACGAATACAGGCGACCAAGACTTAAGCGGTTATGCAACTACTTCAGGACTTAACTCTAATTACTTAGCAAAGCAAAGCGGTATATCTCCAAACAACATTCAAAATAGTGGAATAACTAATAATGCCAATATAACTGCTTTAGTTAACGCTGCAAGTTTAGATTATCAATTACAAGACTTTATATCTACAAATGCAAACACAAGGATAGGTACAGATGGCACAAGTCCGTTTATCATTTACGATTCTTTTAATGGTAGGTATGTATTAACAATAGTTCAGAATGGCGATATAAGTTTAAATCCAACAGCAGGAAAAACTATTGCAAATGGTAACTTAACTATGAATGCAGAAACAGCCTCAACAATGGCTGAGATAGATGCAAGTAAAAATATTAAGTCTATAACAGTTGCTAACTCTCGTACAAGATTAGGAATAACAAGCGGAACTATTATAGTAACAAGTGGCACATCATTTACAACACCATCAACAATTACAACTGCAACTACATTCTGTATTGAGTTAGTTGGAGCAGGTGGTGGCGGTGGCGGTCGTTCTGCCGCTAACTTAAGCGGTTCGGGTGGCGGTGGCGGTGGTTATGTGTTTGTTAAACTAACAGGCTTAACTGCATCAACTACTTACACTTGTGCTATAGGTACTGGAGGAACAGGAGGAGCAGACGCAACAAATGGAAATGATGGTGGAAACACTACTTTAACTATTGGAGCAACAACTTATACTGCAAGTGGAGGAATAAAAGGTCTAACTGCTGCAAGTTCAGCAGGGGGTGCAGGAGGTACTGGAACGAATGGAGATATAAATATAACAGGTCAAGCAGGAGCAGCAACTGTATCTACAGCATCGGTAGCAACTTTAGCAGCCGAGGGTGGAGACTCTATTAGATGGGGGTTAGGAGGTAACGCACCATACACAAGCACATCGTATGCAGGCACTGGTTATGGTGGTGGTGGTTCGTCTGCTAAAGGTGCAGCAGCAAATGCAGTAGGCGGTGCAGGAAGTAATGGTATAATTTATTGCGAATACATAAACTAAGAATATGAAATACATTTTAAAAAACTATTTGTTTGGTGCAGAAACTCCAGTTAAGGCTATAGGCTTTGAATTAGTAACACCTGAAACAACAGACGAAAACGGAGTAGTAACTCCTCCTGTTTACTCAGATGTTGTTAAGTATGATACTAACATAGCACTACCAACTATTGCAGAAGGCGATGAAGCATACTACGTTAACGTTAACCTATGGATAAAAGAGGAAAACGATTTAATACCACCATTTGAAAAGCTGTTACCGATAGTATCGCTTAACTCGATGACTGGCTTTGAAGTAGATGCACAACGTGAGGCATTTGTTACTAACTACATGGATTCGATAAATGAGTAAGGAATTAGACAAACAGAAAGTAATAGACTTCTTTAGTCAAGAAGATGTAGGTATACCTTGCCCTGAAGGGTTAAGAGGTGTAACATTTAACTTAGAGCAAGAAGCTAAGCTAATTAGATTCGCAACTATACGTAGGTCAGTTGTTAAAGTGCCACTACCTGAAAAAAAAAAGGAAGGGACATACTATAAATACGATGCGAAGCCTGACGCTGTATTTGATGGTGCAGGTATTATAGACCAAAAGAGTAGGGACTTCTGTAGAATTATTGTAAGGCTTAATAAACTTTACACTAAAGAAAAGATTAGTCGTATCTCGTTTCAACTACGTTACAGCGTGTTTAGTTTAGCAGGTGGTATTAATTGCAGACACCAATGGGAGAAAGTAGTTGAGGATAGAAGTCCGAGAGAAACGCCACCTAAAGGAAAGGTTTATGTTAACCCAGTACCCGGTAAGTAATGGCTACTAACATTGCTAAAGAGTTTCCAAACACTTACGCACTATTCAATAAGTATGGTGCGCAAGTAGTTGCTGAGATGCGGACACGTTTGTTTAACAACGGAAGCATAGCAAGTGAAACACTTTACAATAGTTTAGACTTTGAAGTATTTGCAGAGAACAAAGAGTTAGACCTCGCCTTTATAATGGAAGACTATGGCGACTTCGTAGACAAAGGTCGTAATGGTAAGCTAAAGAAGTGGCGTAACGATGGGAGTTCAAGTCCTAAGTTTCCGCCACTTGCTCCACTAAAAGAATGGGTAAGGCTAAAGGGTATAGATGACGATGCTGTTTATCCTATCCAACGTAAGATAGGGTTGTTTGGTATTGCACCAACTAACTTTTATACGATAAGCACAACAAGGAGGCAAAAGCAATTTTTAGAGAATGTTAAAAAAACAATTCAATTAGATTTGAAGCAATCAGTTAAGTAATGGCAATAACAATAGTAAGCGAACCGACAATACATCAACCTGTTTATAACTACCTTAACTACAAAGTTACGAGTACTAACTCAGGTAATACAGGATTCAAATACATTTACGATACCTATATCGATGGGGTGTTGGTGTTTACTTCTTACAATGCTCCTGCTCCTGACGCTGCTGGTTATACAAACATAGGTAGGGTAGTTGAAAGCTACTTAACTAATGATGGTAGTAGCTTATTAACAGGTAGCAATGCACGAACATTATGTTTGAATAGCTATGTTGAGAGCGTACAACTTAAAGTAGGCGAGCAATATTTAGTAGCTGGTGTAATAACTAACTACCCTACATTAGCAACAAGCACAACTATCTATCCATTTAATGGAGCGTTAAACTATTTAGACAGAGCATCTTATTTAGATACTCAGTTTATAATGAATAATACAGTAGGCAGTTTAAGATTCTTAACTAACATGCCTAACGAAGTAAATGTATATCGTGACCAATGGCAATGGCTTACTTTAATGCGTGCAAGTATTAATGTAAACGGAATGCAAGTATCGTTTTACAATTCTACAGGAGCAAGTTTAGGAACTGCAAACATATTATTAAATACAGATGCTACTTTAGTTAGTGGTCGTTTGATTAGAATTAATGCAGGGTTAGAGAACTTAGCCAATGTAAGTAACGCATACTTCGTTACACCATTCGATATAACAGCTATACAAGATGATGTAAGCTATTACACAATCTTTGTTTACAATACAACAAGTAGTAATAAGCTGAGTGAGTTGTTTACGTTTAACGTGCAGGATAGGAACTGCAAGTTTGATGGTAAAGAGTTATACTTTCAAAATAGATTTGGAGCGTTTGAGTCGTTTACTTTTAACTTAGTAAGTACACAAAGCGCAACTATTGAAAAGTCAACATACACTAACAACAATGTTTACTCACAAGTATTCTATCAAAGTACAGATAGACTTACAACATCAATAGGCAATATAACCAAAGATACATTTACAGCAACAAGCGACTGGATAACAGAAGCTGAGAGCCTATGGTTATTAGAACTAATTGAAAGTCCTGTAGTGTATTTGAATTATAACGACACGTTGTTACCTATCAACATTACAACTAATAGTTACGATGTTTATACTAAGCAGAACAAAAAGATGTTTAACATTAAGATAGACTATCAATATACATTTAACAACGATACACAACGCTAATGGCTACACGTTTAGAACTTAAGAATGCAGTTAGCAACATAGTAGAGTATGCGCCTCAGATTAATATCTTTGATAATGATTATGTAGGTACTTCTTTATTTGGGACTGAGCAGTTTGGAGGAGGCTATCGCTTATCGTTTCAGAATGATGACCTAAACACTACAGCTATAACTTATCCTGCAACACCAACTAACTTAACTAATGGCGTTCAATACTTAGTAAAGGTAGATGTAAAGCTAAACAATAGTAGAGGTTTTGCGGTGCCTGTAGTAATAACTAACCCAAACACCTTAACTATTACTTTAGGCAATACAATAACAGCAGCTAATAGTTTAGTACTTACAAATGTAAACGGAACTTTCGAGCAAGTAGTTACCTGCTCAGCAAACAACTTAGTGCTAACAGGTTACAATCCCGAAGTAGGAAACTTTAAAGTAAACAGCTTATCGATTACAGAAGTAGAACCCGAAGACTTAAGCGAGTTAGACTTATACGATGACATTCCCTTTCCTTTAACGTTTAAAGTAGACGATATAACTAATCCTGAAACACGTACTAACTCATTTAGTAAAACATTAGTTATACCGGGAACTAAAAGAAACAATAAGATATTTAATCATATCTTCGATATAGAAGCCGATAGTACTTTTGATCCTAACAGAAAGTTAGACATACGATTAACCAAAGACACCTATACTCAGTTCGACGGGGTGCTTAAGTTAAACAAGATATTACTAAACGATTCAAAGCAAGTAGACTACGAAGTAACATTGTTTGGTCAAGTATCAAATATGTTTATGGAGTTAGGCGATTCGATGTTGGAAGACTTAAACTTTAGCGAATACAACCACGTACTAAACAGAACTAATCAGTTCAATAGTTGGGGTTCGTCATTTGTAGGAGCGCAAGGTGTTGTAATTAATGGCGTAGTAACTGATAACTTTACAGAAACGTATAGAGGTAACCCATCGCCTAATGGTCAAGGCTATGTATATTGTTTAATATGCAATGGTAAAGGTAACTATACCTACAACATACTTGCAGATAGAGCAGGAGTAGATGGTAGCCTTGCTCAGTATAGGGTAGCAGATATAGGCTTAGGTTTTTATGCTTACGATTACCTTACACGAATAGCAGCAAGTGCAGGATATACAATTACTTCTGACTTCTTTGAGAGTGCATTGTTTAAAAAGTTAGTAATACCACCAGCAGAGAAACAATTTTTACTTAGTGTTGCGCAAGTAGAAAGTAGGTTGTTTAACGTACTAAGTAATGACAAAGGTATTCAATTAAGATTTGGCTTAGCTAATGCAGGTATTCCACAAGTAGATACTATTCGGTACAACAATATAGTAAGCGATACAAGTGGAGGTTACTTTGCAGGAGGAGATGGTGTATGGTATTGCCAAAAGTCAGGCTGTTATAACTTCGCTTCGACTATTGGTTTACGATGGGAGTACGACAACTTAAAACTTCCTGTAGGTACCTTTAGAATAGGAGCGCAAACAATAGAATTTACAGGAGGTACACCAAGCGTATTAAAGCCTGTTTACACAAACTTTTATTTAGGCGAAAGTTTTATAGAAGTTATTCGTATTCGTAATGGGGTGCTTACAACATTAGGGCAAGTAGATATTGAGATAGAGCAAGACCAAACAGCTATAACAGCAGCTACAGGTAACAGTCCTACTTATGAATTTAGTATAAGAGCAGAAAATATAGATTGTTTAGTAGATGACCAAATCTATTGCGCAGTAAGAGCGAAGCATAAACTTCAAACCGATGGCAGTCCTAACTATAACCCTGATAGACTTAATATCGATGTAGAGGGTAATCTTTATCCTGCTGCTGGTATGTTTATTTATAGACAAGTAAACGGAACAGATACAGAGAACTTCCCTACATGGATAGGCAACGGAACAAACTCTAATAAGTTTCCACTAACATCTAACTTAAGCGTAGACTTTGAAACTGGCGGAATAGCTACATTAGTTATGCGCTCAGGATATACCTTTGCAAACGAAGTAGTAAACAATGGTGTTACTGAAGGCGAACTATTAGATGTAAATGTTTATGTACCTAAGAACGTAAGACAGGCAGACTTCTTTAAATGGATATTAAAGATGTTCAACTGCTTTGTATTAACAGACGCAACTAACCCAACAAACTTACTTATAGAACCAAGAGAGGACTTTATAACAAGTAACTACTTAAGCTGGGACACGAAGTTAGATACAAGCAAAGAAATAGAAGTACTACCATTAGGCGACTTAGATGCTAAGAAGTATATCTTTAAGTATCAAGAGGATGCTGACTACTTAAATACAATTACTTTAAAAAATACTAAGTTAGTTTATGGCACCAAAGAGATAGAGTTTGATAGTGACTGGCTTAGTGGAACTAAAGACTTAGGCGTAGGTTTTAGCCCTACCATTAATGCAAGGCAGTTCAGTAATAAGATTGCGCTACCTACAATAATGAGCGAAACAAACGAACCTATAGATGCAAACATTCGTATTATGTTTTACAACTATGCCGATGGGTATGAGCCACAATGGTTACACATTTGGCAAACAGGAGGCGTTACAAATTACACGCCTACATACATGCCAGCGTTAAGTATGTTTGATGACCTTTACAATCCAAATGAGAGTTTAGAGTTTGGAATAAGTTTAACAGGTATGTACGATGTAAGTCCTACCTATCCAAATGTAAGACTAACTTATTCTAACAATACGTTGTTCAATAAATATTATAGCAAGTATACAAGTGAGTTAACAGATAAAGATAGTAGACTTATAACAGCTTACTTTGACTTAACGCCTATTGATATCTATCAATTAGACTTTAGTAAGTTGTACTTCTTTGGTGGTCACTGGTGTAGGTTGTATGCTGTAGAGGATTACGATCCATTTGTAAGCGAAACAACAAAAGTAACATTCTTAAAATTTAATGAGGGTATCGCCTTTGCACCAACTGAAACAATAGTAAGCGGTGGCGATGGCTGGTATGACGAACCAATAGGAGGAGGTAACGCATAATGAGATTAGACAAACTATTATTAATAAGTAGAGAAACATCTAAACGTTTAGGAGGCTATCATGGTTCTGCTAAAGTAGATGGTAATAGTAACTACGTTGCACCAAGTGCGGAACGTGTAACCATTGTAGGCGATAACAATACGGTCTATAATAATGCTCGTAACATTACTTTGATTAACTGCTTTGGTGTAGTTATAAGCGCAGGAGTTTCGAATGTAATGGTAGTAGATACCAACGACATAGTAATACTTGAAAGCGATGTAACGTATATTAATGATGTGCGCATTAAAGATGGTATCATTATACAAGCCGATACAAGTTTAATTGTAGATGGTGGAAGCAATCGTTTGCAAAGTCCGTTCGGTTGTAACACTATAGAAGTAGTAGATGGTGGTTTGGATTGCGTAAGACAATATAATTCACAAAGTAATATAAGCGTATTAAATGGCAGCAGTAGAACAGTATAGTAAGATAAAAATAAAGCGTAGCACTACAGCAGGCGAACTGCCTACTATGGGAGTAACGAATGACCATACCGATGGTACATGGTCATCAACCGATATCTATGTAGGCGAATACTTTTACAACGTAATAGATAACAGACTATGGATAGGAGGCGTTACAGAACCTATTGAACTAATCTTAGGTCAGTTGTTTGAGTTAACGTATGCAGAAGCTGAGTTACAAAAGACAATAGTAGGGAGTCCAAGTGGCGATGGTTTAATAATCGGTGCGCTTTATAAGATAACAGATAGAGGCGATGCTGGTTTGATATTACAAGCAATCGACTTCGATAAGTTTAGTTTCTATTGCGATGAGTTAATCGCTTCGCCAGTAGGTCAACAAGCAGCTATTTATGACTTTGATAATGATTTGTTGAGTTATCCTTCTGACCTTGTAAACATAACAGAGTTAGGAGATTTAACAGGAGTAAGAGAAACATCGCCTACATCTACATTTGATGTTAAAGCTGTTTTAGGTGTTGATATATTTGGCTTCTATAGAAATGGAGGCGAGGCTTTGTTAATAGGTAGAGGTGATGCTTCTTATAGGTTAGACTTCTATGGTTCTACAGGAATAGAACATACAATGCGGTCAGGTAAGTTTGGTTTTGGTGTAGCTAATAACACACCTAATGCTATTGTAGAAATAGCAAGTACTACAAGCGGTTTAGTTATACCACGTATGACAGCTACGCAAGGTAGTGCAGTAACAGGAATTAACGGAATGATGATTTATGTAACTTCAACAAACGGAACTTTTACAAGTGTAGGTTTTTGGGGTTACGAAAACGGAGCATGGGTAAAATTATAATATGCCACTACTAAACATAACCAATAGCTTTAATGCTTACGATGTAGTTACCATTGAGAATGGTATAGCTACTCTATTAGATATTAGTGTTACTCCTACAGGAGTTATAGGTGTTGTAATAAACGCTAACTATATTGCAGTTGACGAAGAGTTACTATTTGATACAACAGCGTGGACGAATGGCGATATGCTTTATTGTTCTGCAAGTAGTACACTTACAAACGTGCAACCTACAGCAACCTTTAACACTTCAATAGGTTATGTTGTTAAGAGTAACGTGTTAGGTAAGGTAGTAATAGTTGATGTATTAAGCGGTGCTTATAGTTCAACTGTTATCTCTAAGATACAAGGTATAAAAGATAATGGGGAGTTTACTTTTATACCATCAACTAACGAGGGGCATTTAGAAGTAGCGATTCACGAACCATTACTACCTTTTGGTAGCGTTCATGTGGAAAACTTAACGCCTGTATTTCAAACAGATGCTGTGTACGGTGTTAATTCAGGGCAAATTCAAACACCTGTTACAAGTGGTTCGGGTGTTGCTACTGCTAATAACAATATGTTCGACGTATCAACAGGTACTACAATATATTCACAAGGCGTATTATTAGGTAGGAAACGATTAAGATATAGACCGGGACAAGGTGTAATAGGTAGGTTTACTGCTTTATATACAGCACCAGTTGCTTATAGTTATGCTATAGCAGGGTTTGGTACAGCTTCAGATGGAGTTTATTTTGGGTATGGGGACACAAACGATTTAACTAATACTTCATTTGGTATATTGTATGTACGTGGCGGTGTAAGAGAAGTTAAAACTTTAACAGTTACTACAGGGGCAACGGTTGCAAGTAACGTAACTATAACTTTAAACGGAACAGCATTTACCGTTCCTGTTACAGCTTCAAGTAATATACAAAGGACTGTTTATGAGATAAGCACTTACACAAGTTATACAGGGTGGGATGCTTATGCAAGTGGAGCAACCGTTGTTTTTGTGCGTAAGTCAGCAGGAGTTACAGCAGGTACACAAACATTTGGAGCAGGTACTACAGGAGCAGCTGCAACAATATCACAAACAAAAGCTGGGGTAGCAAGTGTAGATACATTTATAAGTCAAGCAGATTGGAACTCAGACAAACTTGATGGTAGCGGAGGTAGCGGTGTTACTTGCGATTGGACTAAGGGTAATGTGTTTCAAATAGGAATACAATACTTAGGTTTTGGTGCTATTGTTTTTAAAGTAGAAACTTGTTTAGAGGGTAATAACCCTATATGGGTTACTGCTCACGTATTAAATATACCAAATACTTTAACATCTCCATCATTTACTAATCCAAGTTTTCCGTATACAATGGCTGCTTACTCAGCAGGAAGCACAACAAACGTAGGAGTAAAAACAGCTTCATTTGCTGGATTTATAGAAGGAGCAAAAATGTTACAAGGCAATAGATTTAGTTACTTTAATCAGTTAACAACAGTAGGCGCAACAAATTTTCAAGCGTTGTTTACTATAATGAATACAAGGTATTACGGAGGTAAAGCTAACCAAGCAGTAATAAATTTACTGAGTGTAAGTGGCGCAATTAAACATACATCTCCTGTTATTTACTATTTAATTAAAGGCGGTACTTTATTAGGTAACCCAAACTTTACAACGCTATCAACTAACAGCGCAAGTGTTTACGATACAACAGCAACAACGGTAACTTACACAACAGGTGACCAAGTATTATGGACTGGACACTTAGGAGATACAGGAGAAATAGACCACCATTTCGGAAACGGAAGTTATAACGCAGAGGAATTAACTTTACAACCAGGCGAATGGATAACACTTGCAGCTAAATCAACTACAGGAACTCCTGCATACGTTACAGGTTCAATTAATACAAGGGAAGACCAATAATGGCAACTACATTAGACATACAGATAAAAGCTGCTATTGATACAGCGAGTGCAGCTAAGAACGTAAAGGACTTACGCAAAGCTATTAAAGACCTTAACAGCGTTGGCCTTTCTTTAGGTAAAGACCAGCGTAAGGAGTTTGAAAAGATTGCTGAAGCTGTAGGAGAGGCGAGAGATAGAGTAGAGGACTTACGAGATGATATGAATGCCTTTCAAGGTTCAACAGTTGAAAGGTTAAACGCTTCTGTAAACGTATTAGGCGAAGGCTTTCAAAACTTAGATATAGATAAGATAGGTGCGCAGTTTAAGAACTTAGGTAGTGTAATAGCTGCCAATCCTTTATTAGTTTTATCTCAACTTATAATTAAGTTAGTAGAGAACTTTGACGAACTTGCAGCAAGTGGCGGTGTTATTGGCGATGTGTTTAAAGGTATAGGTGCTATTATAGGTACTATAACTAATGGGTTTAATACTTTGCTTAGTGCTTTAGGGTTAACCAGTTCTGCTATGAATGTTATAGCGGAAGAGAATAAAAAAATATTCCAAGAGAGTATTGACTTTGTAAATAAATTAGCAGACGAAACTGCTAAGGCTTCAGTTGAGATACTTAAACTACAAGGTAAAGTTAGTGACGAAGCTGCTGCGCAAGTAGGTTTATACGAAAAGTTTCAAGAGGACTTACAAGGTATTACCGATAAGTATACTAAGATACGTGACGAACAAGTTAAGGCGAGTGGCGTATTAGAAGCTACTAACATCGATGATAAAATTGAGAAACAAAAAAGACTTAATATTATACTTACCCAGTTAGGTAAGTCAAGTGCAAAAGAGAAAGCAGCATTAGAACGTAGATTAGACGAAGAGATAGAAGCTGAAAGGTTAAAGGGTGTTAAGGCTACTGAGAAAAAAATAGCTAAAGCAAAAAAAGAGGAAATCAAATCTTACTACAAAGAGATACAAGATATTGAGAACGGATTCCTTATTAATGAAACTGAGCGCAACTCACAACTTGCAAAACTACAAGCTGAAAGATTAATAGCTGAGGTTAACGCAAGTAATGCAAAGCAAAGCGAAAAGACTCGTTACATTTTAGATATTCAAACTAAGTTACAAATTGACTTAATTGCTTTAGAGAATAAAAGACAGGCAGAGGAAAAGAAACTTTCTGAGGAACGTATTGCATTAGCACAAAAAGAAGCAGACGAAATATTAAAAATAGAACAAGACCAATTAATAACAGAACAAAGAATAGTTGAGGAAGCAACTGCTAAAGCTGTAGCATTCCAACAATTAAAAGATGCTAACACAAAAGCAAACGAAGAGAAAATAAAACAACAATCAGTTGAACTTGCTTTTAAATCGGCACAAGCTATTCAACAAATAGAGAACGAAAGGACTGCAAGAGAAACAGAAGCTAATAAAAAGCAATTAGACTTTATTGAAGTTAGAGCAGATAGAGAGTTAGCTTCATTAAACAAACGTAAAGATGCTGAGTTAATAACTCAAAGTCAGTTAGATGTTGCAGAGGCGCAACTTGCTCAAAAGAAACAAGCGCAAAAAGAAGCTATTGATAAGAAGCAAAGAGCGTTAGAGGTTAAAGCATTCAAACGTAATAAGGCTTTCCAATTAGCATTTATCGCTGGCGAACTTGCTAAACAGATAGTAGCGATACAAGCAAACGCTGCTGCTAACCCTACCAACGCTTTAACATTTGGAGCAGCAGGTTTAACACAAGCAGCAGTACTAACAGCTTTGGCTATTGCTTCGAGTGCTATACAAGCAGGTACTATACTTGCACAAAAACCACCAGCCTTTGCTCGTGGTGGTATAGTTACAGGTGCAGGTAGTGGCACAAGTGATAGTATAACAGCAAGGCTTAGTAATGGCGAGTCTGTTATTAACGCCAATAGTACACAAGCGTTTGCACCTTTACTATCTGCTATTAACCAAATCGGGGGCGGTCAATCTTTCCTACCTGAGAGTACAAGCGGTACTGCTGGTAGTGTTACTGGTAACTCACAACCTATTATTAAGACGTATGTTGTAGAGAGCGATATAACTAACAGCCAAAAGAACGCAAGTAGAACTAAACGCTTATCTTCAATATGATAGTTACCATTCCTGAGAGTTGGGAGGATATAACAGTCGCGCAATATACTGAGTTAAGTTCTGTAGGTATTGACTACAATACTATTAAGTCTTTAGTATTAGCTTTAACAGATGAGCGTATGGCTATTATCGGTTTGGCTTCTATTGATGTAGATGAGTTCGATAAGATTATAAAGGTCTTATCTATTATATTAGATATAGCAGAAGACGAACTATTACAAGTAGACCAAGCGGACTTGCTAACTATATTAAAGTCATTGCAAGGCTTAACAGAACTACCATACATAGCAAGTGGTTACGACTTCAAAACTATAACAGTAGGGCGTTGGATAAATATAGAAGAGGCAATCAAAGGCGATGCGAGTAATAACATAGGCTTACTATTACATAAGCTGTTAGATATAGACTTAAACGATATTCTAAGCGCACCAATAACCAAGTACTATAACTATGTAATTGACTTTGGTACGTTTAGAAAGAACACCTATACTACTTACGAGAGTATGTTTATAGCTGACGAAGACGACAATACAGCAGACTTAACAGCAGAGGAACTAAAGAATATAGAACGTGCTAAGCAATGGAATTGGTATGGCTTCCTTTACTCGTTAGCTGGTGGCGACTTCTTAAAGATGCACGAAGTAAGCGATAAGAACTTTATCGGTGCGCTTAATTATCTGAGTTATAAGAAGCAGTTGAGATAAACTCCTGCATAAATTCCATAGGCGGTAACTCGCCTGTAAACGTTTCGTAAACTATTTTATTATCTATTTTAAAAGCTAAGTACTTACAAGCTACTTGCTTTAGTAACTCTTTATACTTATTCATATCATTAGGCATAGGCATAAAACCACCCTGCAAAGATAAAGTAATTACTTTGTTACCTTTGGTTAACTCAAAGTCAGGAGTAGTTCTCGAACACCCGAACCAATTATTAATAGGGTTAAAGTAATTAGGGAATGCAGTAAAGCCATTCGATAAAGCTAACTGAGTAAAGTTGTTTTCTTTTTCCATAAAGCAAATGTATAAAATATATTTTAACATTTGCAAACTTTCTTTAACAAATACACTATGTGTATGGGAAAGAAAGAACTACCAGTTTATACATTTGTTTTAGGAGAAGACGAAAGTTTCTCTTATGATAAAATATCTTTGGTAGATAAACCAGCCATTCAATCCGATTGGTTCGCATTCTCAGAGCAATCAAAGCCTTACTTATTCGTTGTTAACGAAGATAAACAAATCTTAGCAGGCGCATTCATGATTCCTGACATGCCTATCTATCGCTTTGACGAACAAACAAAAGAGGAATACTTTGTTATGTTCACTAAAGAAATTATAGAGAAACTACATTACAACTTTAATAAGAACAATCGTAACGCTGCTATTAACATAATGCACACAGACGAAATGGCTGAGGCATACGTTACTGAGAACTGGTTAATAGAAGATAAAGAAAACGATAAGTCTAAGATATACGGATTTGATTTACCTGTAGGTACTTCTTTTGGTTTGGTTAAAATTGAATCAAAAAAGTTTTGGGAGGATAATATCAAGTCTGGCAAGCTAAGAGGTTTCAGTATTGAGGCTTTCTTACAAAGAGAAAACACACCAATAAATAAAATAGAAATGAATAAACAGACACAACTGTTTGTCGAAACTACTTTAGCAGATGGGCGCAAACTTAAAGTATCTGAAGAGGGTGCTGTAGTTGGTTCAGATGTTATGGAAGTAGCAGAAGACGGAACAGAAACGCCTCTAACAGATGGCGAATATGAGTTAGAAGATGGCTCTATTATTATCGTTGCTGAGGGCAAGATAACAGAGATTAAAGATGCAATGCCTATGGCAGAACCTGAAGGCGCACCTGCAACTCCTGTTATTGATGTTGAGGCAATGGTTAATGAGAAAGTAGCAACTTTAAAAGCAGAGTTTGAAGCTGCGTTAACTGAGATACTTGCTAAGCTAACTGAGTTAGAAAGTGGCAAAGTTGAAACAGACAAAGGTACTGAGGAAATGAAAGCAGAGTTTGCTAAGCTATCTGAGATACCAGCAGTTAAAAGTTTATTTACTAAAGTAGATAAGCCAGTTAACAAACGACCTGACCAATACAACGAATTAGAAAGACTATCAAGAATTTTACCAACTAACAAATAAATTTAAAAAACAATGGCAACTACAGTAAACATTACAGATGCAGCATACGAAGGCGAAGTAGCTGGTAAGATGTATGCAGAAACTATCTTAACAGGCGAGTCTGTAAGTAAGTTTAAAAAATACATGAACATCAAAAGTTCTGATAAAATCGGAATTATTAACACAAACGCTAACCCATTACAAGCATCTGATTGCGTATGGAATCCAAACGGTTCTATCGTAGTAGGAGAGAAAGCAGTATCTGTATGTGATTTCAAAATCAATATGGAACCTTGTATTAAAGATTTCTACGCTTCATGGTTAGAGACTAACATGGCTCGTGGTAATGCAGGAGACGAAACTATTCCAATGGAATCGTATATCGTTAACCAAATCTTACAACGTACTAAGTTACAATTAGAGTACATTACTTGGAGAGGCGATACTAACTCAACTAACTACGACTTGTGCGATGGTTTATTGAAAAAGTTAGAGGCTGACGCTACAGTAGTAGACCAAGCTATCAACGCTGTAACTGCTTCAACAGTTATCGCTGAGTTAACTAAAGTTTACAACGCTATTCCTGAGCAAGTTCAATTACAATTAAATGGTGCAAACCAATTAGCTGTTAAGTTCTTTGTACCAGCAAACGTTATTACTGCTTACAAATTAGCACAAGCAACTGTAGCTACTGGTAACGGTTCTTACTTTGTAGGAGATAGACCTTTAGATTTCTTAGGTTACGAATTAGTATATGCTCCAGGTTTACCTGCGAATCATATCGTAGCTGCTAACCCTGAGAACTTATGGTTATTAACTGACTTAGAGTCTGACTTTACAGATATCAGAGCGATTTCTCAATTAGCTATTGCAGGTATTCCAACTGTAAGAGTAGTTGCAGGAATGAAGTTTGGTGTTGATTTCGGAGTAGGTGCTGAGATAGTATTAGCACAAGTTTAATAAATTAAAATAATCTAAAGAAAGGCTACTGCTTTATAGTAGTAGCCTTTTTTTTAAACTAAAAATTATAAAAATGGCAGCATGTGATTTATTAACAGGTGGTATTGCAAGAGGTTGCGATAACAACACTGGAGGGATTAGTAAACTTTACCTTGCAAACTTTGACGATGTAGTATCGGAAACAATCTCAGCAGGGGAAGTAACAGCAATAACAATGGCTACAGGCGATGTGTTTTTTGAATTTGCATTCAATAAAAATACATCTTCTTTAACTCAAGATATTACTGTAGATAATGTAAACGGAACTACCGTTCACACTCAAACAATTAACTTAGTTATTCCACGTAGAGATAACGCTAAACGTAATCAAATAGCTTTGCTTACACGTTCATTAACTAAAGCAATAGTTTTAGACCAAAACGGAATCTATTGGTATTGCGGATATGCTAACGGAATGGATATTACTACGATAGCTGACACTACAGGAGTAGCTAAAGCTGACTTAAATGGTTACACAATTACTTTAGTAGGCGAAGAGCCTGCAATGGCTTACACTATGACAAGTGGTATTATCGCTGCAATAGTAGAGTAATGATTACAATAAACAAAGGACAAACAAACGAAGTGTCGGTTACGTTAAATGAAAAAATAACGATAACTAACCCTTCGTTTGTCTTTGTATTTACAAACGATACTACAGGAACTACAAAAACGTTTACAGCTACCGATACCAGCTTAACACCTGTTAGATTTAATCGCTTTAGCATAATAGAGAATGTAACAGAAGATGTATACAACGGTACAATAAGCCTAACTAATCAAGGTTTTTGGAGTTATAGCATTTATGAAACACCTTACGCAAGTCCGATAGATTTAACAGACTTAGGAGCAGAGTTAGAAAGTGGCAAAGTAAAAGTAATAGGTAACGATGTAGTAGATAACATTGAGTTCGATAGTGATTATACTTCGGACAATGTAATATTTGAGCCATGAAACTAAACGACATTAAAGACTTCTTTAAAAAGGAGCCTGTTAACTTATCGATGGCAGAAACTGCAAGCGTTAGTAAGTTTAATAGAATAGAACTACCAAAGATTACAGAGGTTAAGAGCAAAGACTGGGTAAGTTATGGAGTTAATAACATGTACCCGAATGAGTTGATGGCTTTAACATCTACAAGTGCAATCCATAACGCTATTATTAAAACTAAGTCGATGCTACAAGCAGGCTCAGATATATTAATAGAAGGAACTGCAACACTTGAAGGTAGTGAGGAATATATTAAGTCTTTACCACTTAACGAAAGTATAAAGTTAAGAAGGCAGATAAAACAATTCGATAAAGTTCGCCATAACTTAGCAGCAGACTTCCAAACATTTGGAGCGTATGCTTACGAAGTAATTTATTCAGTAGACTTTAAAAACATTTTAGAGATTAACCACGTAAACGTATCGCTTATAAGAAGCGGTAAGCTAAACGAAGATGGCAATGTAGAAGAGTATTACTATTCTCGTAACTGGCTTAATACAATGAATAACAAACCACAACGCATAGCAGCATTTGACTTGACAAACAAAACAGATGCAAGGCAGTTGGTTTACAGATTTAACTATTCTCCTGAGCAGGAGTATTACGGAATACCTACTTACCAAAGTGCGTTAAGTTGGATTAAATTAGATAGTGAGATAGGTTTGTTTCACTTATCTAATATTGAGAATGGCTTCTTTCCATCGTTACACATGGCTTACTTTAAGTTACCAAGTAGCAACGAAGAGAAACAAACTATCTTAAACATGCAAAAACAGCAGTTTAAAGGAGCAGATAAAGCTGGTAAGGTAATTACAACATTTAGCGATGGTAAAGACTTAGCTGCTGAGATTAACCCTATACAAGTTAGCGACTTAGATAAACAATTTATTCTAATAGGAGAAAGTTGTGTACAACAAATCATTAGTGCGCATCGAGTTACTTCGCCTATGTTATTAGGTATAGCAACCAGCGGAAAGTTAGGATACTCAAATGAGTTGGAGAATGCGTTTAAGATATTTGAAAAGACAGTA